ATCTTGTAAAAGGAGCTGACCATGATTCAAGATTCAATCAAAGTGACCGGTGAGTTGAAGATCACGGTCACAAACCCTGAAGGGAACATTACTCAAGAAACTATTGTTCCAAACCTTGTTGTCTCATCTGGCAAAGACTACATTGCTGAGCGTATGAAAGACGCTACTACCACTGCTATGTCTCACATGGCTATTGGTACCGGCACTACCGCAGCCGCCGCTGGCGACACTGCGCTAGAGACTGAAGCTGGGCGAGTTACTTTAACTTCAACTACAGTCACAAGTAATGCAGTAGCTTATGTTGCTACGTTTGGTGCAGGTACGGGTACCGGCGCAATTACCGAAGCTGGCTTGTTTAATGCAAGCTCTGGCGGAGATATGTTGTGCCGTACAGTTTTTTCTGTTATCAACAAAGGAGCAGCTGATACTCTAGGTATTACTTGGACAGTCACTGTTAACTAAGGAGCAAGGCGATGGGTGTAAAATTTGCCAATAATGCTTATGGCACTCTGAACGCTAGTATCTCTACGAGCGATGCTAGTTTGACGCTCACAAGTGGTCAGGGCGCCCGATTCCCTTCTCTCGGTGCTGGTGACTTTTTCTACTGTACCCTTATTGATACTTCAAACAACCTTGAAGTTGTAAAGTGTACAGCGCGGTCTAGTGATGTTTTAACAATTACTCGAGCGCAAGAAAGCACTACAGCCAGAGCGTTTACAGTTGGTGATCGTGTTGAGTTGCGTGTTACTGCAGCGGGGTTAGAAGATAACCTAGACAACACTGACATTGACGTTATTTTACCGGCACAAGCCAGCTACAGTGGAAAATTCTTAACCACTGATGGCACAAACTCCTCGTGGGGTACTGTGCCGTCTGCTTATGGTTTGCAGTCTATGCAGACTTTTTCGACAACCGGCCAATCAGGTGGAACTTACACTTGGACTCGCCCTAGCGGTATTACTAAAATAAAAGTTTACGTTGTAGGCGCAGGTGGTGGCGGACAGTCTATTTCGTCTAACCAAGCCGCTTCAGGCGGTGCAGGAGGTCTATCAATCGCTGTAGTCGATGTGTCTAGCATTTCCAGTGTGACAGTTACTCTTGGCAGCGGCGGTAATGGTTCAAGTTCCAGCGGAACTAGAGGCAGCAGTGGTGGCACTTCCTCATTTGGTTCCTATGTTACTGCTACAGGAGGTGAAGGGGGAATATCAACACACTCTCCTTATGACGGTGGTCTTGGGGGTATAGGCACAACAACAGTTACTGGTGCTGTGGAATCAGCACTAAACACCAGAGGCAACGGTGGCCAGCGTACAGGTAGTGTAAATATGCAGGGTAGCGGCCCAGGTTCATTCTTTGGTGGCGGCGGTGTAGGTGCGCACGATACAGGAAACACTGCTACACAAGGACAAGCAGGCTTATATGGTGGCGGTGCGGGTATGTCGCAATACACAGTCGCTATTCCTGGCGGTGCGGGTGTAGTCGTTGTAGAGGAGTACGCATAATGAAAGCCCTAGTATTCGAAAATAGAGTTGTCGATTTAGTAGCGCAAGAATTTGACGTTTCACCCAGTATGACTTGGATGGACGCTCCAGACGGATGTGAAGCAGGCTGGCTTTTAGAAGATGGTGCATTAGTTACATATGACAAACGCACTGATGAGCAAAAAGCTGCGGACAACCTACAAGATTTGCGTAGAGTTAGAGACATTTTGCTGGCCGAAACAGATTGGTGGGCCTCTTCTGATTTAACTATGACAGCAGAGCAGACTGCTTATCGTCAGGCGCTGCGCGACATTACTGAGACCTATACTAGCCTTGATGATGTCGTATGGCCAACTAAACCGGAGTAATAAGCTATGGGCGTAAAAGTTACAAACAATGCTTACGGTACACTGTCAGCTGGCATTAGTACCAGCGACACTACTATTACTCTGGATTCGGGGCAAGGTTCCAGATTTCCTACGCTTGGCGCGGGTGATTATTTTTTTGCTACTCTCATTGATACTGCTAATAACCTCGAGATTGTAAAGGTAACTGCACGGTCTAGTGATTCTATGACTGTGACTCGTGCGCAAGACAATACTACGGCGCAAGCATTTTCTATTGGCGACAGGTTTGAACTCCGCCCTGTAGCTGCGTTGTTTGAAGATATTATTAGCAGCGCAGAGTTAGCAAACGATACATCTCCACAGTTATCTGGCGACCTTGATACCAACAGTAACAACGTTAACTTTACTGATGGTGATAAAGCTCAGTTTGGTGATGCTAACGATTTACAAATTTACCACACAGGAACTGAAAGCGTTATTGTAGATACAGGTACAGGGAACTTAGCGATACAGTCTGATGCTAATACCTCTATAACTAGCGCAGACGGGACAACTCTAAGCGCAAGGTTTAGACCTGCTACTCATGCTTCACTGTATTACAATGGTTCTGAAAAACTGGCTACTACAGACACAGGCATCTCTGTAACCGGCGGAATATCAAATAAAGGTGTTTGGGTGTATTGCGGTGAGCATTACCAAACATCAGACGTAGGGTCTTACAACATAGACTTTGCTTCTCTTAATTGTGACATAACGCTTTATGATGTTATTAAGATAGAGTTTATGAACATGATGAGTACCTCATCTGCCACGTTTAATTTTAGGTATCGTATCGCTGGCTCCACGTTGACAGCCGCAAACTATCGTTGGTGCGCAACTCGTAACTACTACGATGGTACTACACTATCAGATAACACCAACGGTGGTTGGGACACAAACTACGCTCGTTTAGGGTATTTGCCGGATAGCACAGCTCACTTTGGCTGGGGTGAACTATGGCTACCTTATCCAGACGTTACCAACAATACAGATGCTTACATTGGTTCCATTGAACGACATTGGTGGAGTCATACTAAAGGCTGTGATGGTTCTTCACGACCTATGCTCTGGACTGGTACAGGCAGACATACTCTAACTGACACTACTTATGCCGGTGACTTAACTGGTGTAAACATCTTCCCTTCTGCGGGCAACTTTAGACAGGTTCACTTTAGAGTATTCGGGAGGCTCAAGCGATGAGTAATCCTTTTGATCATCCATATGTAATTGCTACCCCCAGTGCAGACGGGACTTGTAGCTATGTGGAAATGACTGCAGAAGAAAAAGCTGCGTTCATCCAAGACCAACAAGATATAACTGATACCGACAACCGAGAAGAGGTTAAGCTAACGTCGCAGGATATATTAACTTCTACTGATTGGACACAGTTCCCAAATAACGGTTTAACAGAAGAATGCAAACAGGCTTTTTTTGACTACAGAGCGCAAGTTCGTACTATACGTCAAAGTGAAGCTACTGAAGCTACGTTCCCTACTAAACCTGCAGAAGAGTGGGTATAGCAATGAAACGGACTCCGCTATACATGTTTCCGAATGGTACGTTTGCTAGAACAGCAGACAAGGTGCCTGATGGTTGCGTGTTAGTGGAAGAACCAGATTTACCAGAAGAACCTGAGATTAAAGTAGACGATCAAACTCAGGCAGTGTTGGAGGCGATGCGTGGCCAAAATGACAGTAGCTGAAATCCAACAAGAGTTGCTCACGCATGAGGCGGTCTGTGCCGAAAGGTATCAGACCTTTATAACGCGGGTTGATCGTCTTGAAAGGATTCTAATCGTAGCTTGTGGCGCGATTATTGTTGGGCTAGCCTCAGTGTTAGCCGCTGTTTTACTAGGAGGTTCAGCATGATGAACGACAAGAAAAAGAAAACCACTATGTCTTACAAGCGTGGTGGCAAAGTATTTAAGCCGTGTTCTAGTTGCCCTGCACCGGCTAAATGTAAGGCCGCTGGCAAATGCCTTAAGCTAAAGCCAGCAAAGAAGAAGCCTGCGAAGAAAAAGTAACTTGAAAGGCGGAGGAGAGGATGGTTTATTATGTTAGCAGAACTCGCCGCCGCCAACGCCGCATTTTCGGTAATCAAACAAGCAATCGCAAATGGGCGTGAGCTTAGCCAGTTTGCTGGTAAAATTGGTGAAATAACCAACGCTAAAGAAGACTTACAGCGTAAGGTAAATAAAAAGAAAGCTGCGCACCAGACGACAGACTTCGAAGAGTTCATGGCGCTAGAGCGCGTTAAGGAACAGGAGGAGGAGTTGAAGCAGTATATGATTTACGCTGGAAGACCTGGCCTCTGGGCCGATTGGGTTAAGTTCCAAAAGGATGCTCGTGTCGCTCGCAGAGAAGCTGAAGAAGCGGCTAAACGCAAACGCAAAGAAATTATTGAAATTACTCTCCTAGCAGGCGCCATGATCGTAGGCGTTGCTGGGCTAGCTTTGTTTGTGTGGTTCCTTATTCTTGCAAAACAGGGGAAGGGCTAATGCCGATTACAGTAGAACAGTTTCTCAGGTGGAAGATACTACCCCGCATAATGATGCTGGTGTCTACGGCTATGAGCTGGAGATGCGCTGAATGGTTTATGGCCTTAGAAGACCCCACCGCCTCCCAGAGTGCTTTCGTTTCTGTGGTTATGGGCGTTATGACGGGCGTCTTTGGTATATGGATGGGCCACGAGCACAAAGATCACCCGAAAGAGAGTAAATGATTCATGTGTTTTTATTATTACTTTACATCGGGCAAGGGGATGGTAAAAAGTTAGTAAGTGGAGATATGTATTTTTATTCGATCACAGACTGCAACTGGTATGCAGCACAAGTGACAAAACGGTACGGTAACTATAGGTATAGAGACCATGTACCAGCAGAATTAAAAGCCACGGCTTATTGTGAGCCACGGCATATAAAGGAAGGAAGCGTTAAGGTGTACTAATGAAAGGCGTAGATGTATCAAAAATTTTGGCGAGTTTGACGCCACTGCTGCTTGCGGCAATGTGGTGGGTTATATCGTCAGTCAATGCCATACACCAAGATATTACTGAGATACGCGGTAATATGATGATGCTTATTGACCCCAACGGTCAGATTATTCCTAGCCCAGATAACGCAATAGCACGACAAGAATTAAAAGAAGACATTGTTACTCGAATCCACGACCTGCAAGTCAGGTTAAAGTTACTGGAAGCTAAAGGAGGAAACTGATGCTACAGGCTTTGATTGGCCCCGTTACCGGCCTACTAGATAAGTTTATCGAAGACAAAGACCAGAGAGCTAAGCTCGCCCACGAGATAGCCACTATGGCCGAAAAACAAATGCACGAGCAGGCAATGGGCCAGCTTGAAATCAATAAGATGGAAGCGTCGCACCGTTCCATTTTTGTCGCCGGTTGGCGCCCCTTTCTCGGCTGGGGGCTTAGCTTTGCGATGATATGGCACTTTGTTTTAGTGCCTATGATTACATTTGGTTTTGCCTACGCAGGTATGGCGGCACCAGAGTTGCCAGCGTTTGACATGGATAGTCTTATGACTGTGCTACTAGGTATGCTCGGGTTGGGCGGTCTCCGCACATTCGAAAAGGCAAAAGGATTAACTAAATGAGCGAGTTTAACCTATCAGAACGCAGCATAAATAACTTAATAGGCGTAGATGAAAAGCTGAAACTTGTTGTCATGCGTGCGATTCAGCTTACCGACGTTGACTTTGGGTGCATATGCGGGCTTAGAACGGAAGAAGAACAAGCAGAATTATTCCGCAAAGGTGCTAGCCAGTGTGACGGTGTTAGCAAACGCAGTAAACACCAAGACGGTATGGCGGTAGACCTTATGGCCTATATAGGTTCTAGGGGATCGTGGGAATTAAAACTGTATGATAATATAGCTGATGCTATGAAGCAGGCTGCTATTGAACTTGACACCGGAGTAAGGTGGGGTGCTGCATGGACAGTACCTGACATTCGAGAGTGGACAGGAACGATGGAAGAGGCTATGAATAGTTATACGGATTTGCGCCGTTCACAGGGTAAGCGCCCGTTTATTGA